AGCCACTTCGATGGTGTCTGCGCCTTGCTTCGCAGCCAGATACCAGGCCGTCGACGACGCATCGTCCAGACGCGGCTCGCCGATCACTTGGGCAAAGTTCTGAATCGGGTTGACCACACCGGCGTTAACCTGGGCGGTCGGCACCGACGTCGAACGGATCAACTGATTGGCTTGGTCTTCCAGCGCGACCGGGCACAGCAGGAATGCGGGACGGACATTCAGCGTGCGAGTTTTCTCGCCCTCCTTGGCAGGCTTGCCCTTCTGCAAGGCCATGGCGGTTTTTGCCGCGCTCATCGCCGCGATCGACAGCGCCGAGCCGGCACCGGTGAACAGGTTTTTACGCGAGGCATCGAACAGCGGTTTGCCGTCCTTCATCTTGCCGTTATTGATCAGGGTGTCATACACCAGATCGCCGATGGTGGCGCGTGCGGCAGCACCCATCAAGCGCGGAATCGCGCTCAGGGCGTCGAGGTCGTCGTTGATGATCGCCTGACGGTTGATGCTGAAAATCTCGCCGTAGGTGGCCAGGCGGATCGTCTCGCCGGTGTCGCCGAGGGTGATGTACTTGTATTCAGCCCCGGGGCGAACTTCACGCAGGGTCGACATCGAGCCCAGGCCGACGCGGTTGGCCACTTTGAAGTCGCTCAAACGGCCTTGGCGAGTCCACAGGTGATAGGTTTCCTCGGCATCCTCCCAGCCCGCCAGCAACGAACGGTGCGAGGCATCCAGCAGGATGTTGCCGAAGTCACTGGCATCATGGGTAAACGCCAGGCCGACCATGTCCATTGGACGCAAGGTCGCCACGCCAATGTCGCGACCGGCCAGGGACGCGCGGGCCAGTTCGCGCAAGGTCATGTGGTTGTATGCGTTGTCCGCCTGATTTTCTTCCAGGCCGAGGCGGCCGTACAGCGAGGCCCGCACCGAGTCACCGACCAGATTGCCGTTGGTGACATGACCCGGGTGACGCAGATTGCCGGTCGGGGTGGTCTTCTCGCCGATCGCCGCCAACAGCTTGGCGTTGGCCTGCTCCATCGTGCAGGCCGTATCACCCAGGCAGGTATCGCGCAGCGCCTCATGCCCGGCAAACGGGGCAAAGGCGGCACGGATCGCGGTCTGGCGGTTAGCCTCGGCCGCCACACCTTGAGCCATGATTTGCTCAGGGGTCAGCGCTACCGGCGCCGGGTTGCCAGGGGCAGGAACAACCGGCGCCGGCGGGGTGGTCGAGCCGCGTGGATCGAACAGATTTTTAAAAGATTCGGGCATTTTGTTGAAGTCCTGCATGCGTTGTGAATTGAGTTTGGCGAAAGCGTCCAGGGCTCCCACCAGTTCGTCAGCGAAACCCAGTTCGACCGCCTCGGCGCCGGTCATCCACGTTTCAGCGGCGAGCAAGGCCTTAACCTCGTCGACCGTCTTGCCGGTCTTGCTGGTGTAGGCCGCCACCAGCGAATCCTCGACCTTGTCGAGCAAGTCGGCATAACGGCGCATTTCATCGGCGTCACCGCCCTGAATCCCCCACGGCTTATGCACCATGATCATGGCGTTTTCCGGGATACGGATTACGTCCGACGCCATCAGCACCACGCTGCCCATAGAGGCCGCGAGGCCGTCCACCGTGCCCTCGACCCGCGCCGGGTGGTTCTTCAGCAGGTTGTACATGGCCATGCCTTCGAACACGTCGCCGCCCGGCGAATGAACGTGCAAGTTGATTTGTGACACGTCACCGAGGGCTTTCAGATCACGGGCGAACTGGTTGGCCGAGATACCCCAGGCACCGATGTCGCCGTACAGCATCAGGTCAACGACCCCCCGCGCAGCGGCGCGAAGCTGATACCAGCTCTGCCCGCCGTCCGGCTCATTCTTCTTTGGGGTCGACCCCCGTGGCCGCATCAGCGGCCCGTTGTTGTGCTTCATCATTGGGCTGATTCTTCCCGTAGATTTGGTGGTAGTAGTCCGAGCTGAATACCAGCCCGTGCCGGCGATTCGCGGCGACTTCCGCAATCCGCGAAATCTTGAGTTCTGAAGGGTTACGCTGCCGCGAGCGGACCGCCTCGGCCTCATCGGCCAATCCAGCCTCAATAAGAATTTTCCAGGCCGTGGCCTCATGCACCGGATTGATCCAGGGCATCACCGGACCTTGATAAAACGCCCCGTAGACCGTGCGCAGATCGACCCCGGCGGGCACGACCAATTGGCCGCTCATGATCGCCACGCGCAGCCATTCGCGATAAACCGGGCGACACCAGTAGTCGATAAATTCGTGTTGCAGCAGGTCATAACCCAACTGCCCCTCGACCAGCTCCTGGCGCTGCGCCGAATAGGTGCCGTCGTAGCTGCGCGCCACACTGGAATAGGTGCTGCGCGTACCGGCGGCCACCGCCTTGAGCTGACCGTTGCGGAACCCCTCAAGAAACGGGTTGGGCCGGTTGCTTTCGATCATGCCGACGTCTTCACCCGGCAACAGCGTGTCAATCACGATGCCCGGCGCCAGAGGGAAAGTCCGCTCGGCGCGAACTTCGCCAGCGCCCGGCGGCACAAAGTCGTCAGCGGTGCCCTTCTTGATGTACATGGCCAGCGCCGCACTGATCCGCGCCGCGACCCGTTCGCTTTCCTCGTAATCCTTGATGTCCGCCAAACGAATCAGCACCGCATGCAGCAACGGCTGGCCACGGTTCTGACCGATGCGTTTACGGTGCGCGATATGAATCATCTGCTCGACCGGCACCCGCTTGGTCTTTTGCGCCAGATTGCCGCCTATGTCGCCCGGGTGGGTCTTGAGCAGGTGATAAGCGCGGACACGGCGCCAGGCGTTGCGCTCGACGCCCTGGACGATGCCGCTTGACAGGTCGGTGTACTCAACAGGCAAGTAGTCCGGCTCTAACAGCTCCAGGGCAAACGGCACGCCATGCAGATGCTCGTAACCGGGCACCTTACCCATCAGCTTCTGTGCCAAGGCCTCGCCATCGCGCAGCCAGGTACGGCACACCAGGCGCTCCATTTGCGGCCGGGTCAGCTCGCCGGACGACTCGGGCTTGAGCGACCATTCCGCCCACAGCGCCTTGATCGCGGCCGCAAAATCGACGTGGACGCTGCCGTCATAGCCCAGCGGGATCGGCTCCACGGCAATGCCTGGGCCGCCAATCACCCGTTCTTCCAGGCGATCAAACAGGCCGGTGACAATGTCGTGATCCTCATCGAGCTTGCGGCACTGCTCGCGCAATGATTTGAGCGTGCGATTCAGCGCGCCGTCCGCACTGCGCGACTGCTTCTTGGCCTTGTGCGTGCGGGTAACGGTGGCAGCCTCAAAGGCCATGATCACGTTACGCGCGCGCAGACGCTCGGCCACCATGCCCGGGAAGAGCGGAGCCAGAGCTTTATCGAGCAGGTTCATGTGGCTCATTCAAACGTCGCCAGGGAGTAACCCGGACGCCCCCCAGCGGCGGTATTCTTCTGAGCCGCCAGACGGCGCTCCCATTCAAGCCGACCCGCGCGAATCTGCGGCAGATCAGCCATGACCTGCTTGCGGCCGGCAAACATGATTTCCTTGCCCTCCAGCACGGCCAGCTCGGCCTCCAGATAGCGGTCAACCATCGCCTGTGCATTCACAGCCATGCGCTTTGTCCTGTATTGATCCACGCGCCGACCTCGTCAGGTGACGATGCTGGGGGTGGGGGTGGTAGTTCAGCCGTTACGGGTAACGGCTCAGGTTCAACGGGTGCCGGCTCGGCGACAGGTTCGGGTTGTGCCGGCGGCGGCACATGCCAAGTACCGTTCGGCAACTGCCGCGCGAGCAAGTCCAGATCTAGACCAAAACGCGCCTGACTGATGCGCAACGCGGCCAAGGCATACACCAGGCAGTCGAGCGCTTCGTTTCGGCGACCGCCGGCGTCCCAACGCTGGACACGCCTATGCTTGACGATCACCCACTTGCGCCGCTCGGCGGTCAGTTGCCGCAACTCATCCTCGCCACACAATGCGTCATTGGCGGGCAAGTGAAGGCAACCAGGAACACGCACACCAGGCGCATCAGGCTGAATCGTCAGGCGTCCGTAGATCAGCTCTTTGGCGTTATCCGTGCCCACCTCAACGAGATAGACACGACCGCCCTTCACCTTGGTTTTTTTGCGGGGCCAGGTGGCGATCGGCTTGCCATAGGTCGACGCACCAAACACCGGAATAATCCAGTTCACGCCGTGCTTGATACTTTCCTCTCGCACCTCGTCCGAGTAGTGACCGCCTTGGTCCCAGCACGCACGCTCCAGCGTCATCACCGTGCCA